ATGGAAAAGGATAAGAACGGGGGAATAGATTTGTTTAAAGATAAAATTGCCGTTATAACAGGCGGTGCAAACGGGATCGGCAAGTGCATTTGTGAGCAGTTTAAAGAAAAAGGCGCAAAGGTGTGCATTATAGATGTTGCGGAAAATCCGTATTTCGTGGGCGATATTGGCGATGAGGACACCCTTTGCCGATTTGCCGACAAAGTGATCGCCCAATACGGACGCGTGGATTATCTTATAAATAACGCTCCGCCGCTTTTTAAAGGGATAAAGGATTGCACTTACGAGCAGTTTGATTACGCAATGCGTGTCGGCGTTTGCGCGCCGTTTATGCTGACGAAGCTTTTTATGCCGTATTTTGCGGAAAAAGCGGCAATAGTGAATATTTCATCATCGCGTGACAGGATGAGCCAGCCCTTTTCCGAAAGCTATACTGCGGCGAAGGGCGGTATAAGCGCGCTGACCCATGCTCTCGCGGTGAGCCTTGCAGGAAAGGTGAGGGTGAACTCTGTTTCGCCCGGCTGGATCGACACGGCTTATACGCAGTATGAGGGCGCTGATGCATATCAGCATCCTGCGGGCAGGGTAGGTAATCCCCGTGATATTGCCGATATGGTGCTGTATCTTTGCTCCGACAGCGCGGGCTTTATAACCGGTGAAAATATTTGTATCGACGGCGGTATGACACGCCTTATGGTGTATCACAACGATAACGGATGGAAATTGGATTAAAGGAAAAGCAGATGGCGTTTCGTCATCTGCTTTCGTGCTTTTATGAAGCTTTTTTCAGCTTTTCCAAAACCTCATCCGCTTCGATAGCGGCTTTAGTGAAGCTGTTGTTTTTCCACCAAGCCCAAATTGATACGGCGGCTGTAGCTATGGCTGAAAAAAGGCTGTACAGCTCGTCCTCCGAAAAGGGTAAGGGGTTTGCTCCGCACACCGTAAGTATCTGATTTGCAAGCGTTATTGCAAGAATTACCGTGCGGATGATTGTTTCTGCTTTGACTGTCATTTTTTATACCTCCTTTATTCAATCGGCTCGTTTGAGCCTATCATGCCTAAACATCGCCGCTTGCTATCAGCTTTGCTCCGATATATTCACCAAAGCGTTTTCTTCCATCTACATTGTGATGCACTCCGTCACCAAGGAACGTAGCGGCATTGATTTTGTTGATACCGAGTCCGTAATAGCAATCTATTACAGGAAGGTTATATTCCCTCGCTGTATCTGCGAGAGCTTTAACAAAATCGGTAAGTTTGTCGCCGTTGGTGTTGGTCTTTGTATCAGAATAGGTCACTGTTCCGTTTTCCGTCCAAAAACGAAAAGCAGGGAGAGAAACAAAAATTTCAATCTTCGGGTAAGCCGTCAGCAAAGTTTCAATGCTGTATCGCAAAGCACCGCAAAGAGTATTGTAGTCTTTGGGGTTGCTTGCGTTGTCGATAATCGCACCATTAAAATCATTTGTGCCGTAATGGATGACGATATAATCAACATCATTAAAGTCAATAGATTTTAAGACAGCAAGTTGGTCGGGAAAATTTGCAGAGCCTTTTGATGCTGCGGCATCTTGTGAAGTCCAGTTGTTTTCGGCAATCGCTTTCGCAAGCGCCCACATACAAAATTCTGCATAGCCCGAAGTCGGGTGGACAGACATACGACAACCGCCAAAGCCTACATTGTGTACCGTTGCACCTGTGCGTTTTGCCACGTAGGCAGGCGCAGAACTATCTCCCGTATACATACCAAAAAGACTATCACCAAAGCAAACAACGGTTTTACCTGCAAGGGGCATCACGGCTTCACCCGAACCGCCGCTTCCGCTGACTACGCTGTACACTTCACAAGATGGGTCAGAGGTGATAGTGATACCTGCCGAAAGACTTCCGAGCGCATAAGAATCGGTGAAAGTTCCCGATTTATCAATAATGCTTGTACGTGTAGTGCCGTCAGCTGCCTTGTTGATGTAAAAATCAATAAATCGTGCTGTCCAGATGTTACCATTTCCCTCTTTCGAATAATAAGCATCTGCCGGATATACTGAAATGACTATATCCGCAGTAGTCGCCGTAAATGACACACTATCCAAACCTGATTCATATTTATTTGTCATTGTTGCCAACGTAGCTCCTGTAGAGCTTTTCAAAATAAAATGTCCGTTGCAAGTTTTGTTGACGGTATCAACACCAAAGCCATTTATTACGAAAACATAAGACTCATCGACAGTAAGACCCTTAATCGAAATGTCCAAATGTGAACTATACCAAGCGGAGTTTTGCGTCGCAACAAGCTCAATGTATTCTTCGGTTTCATTAAGCTGTACGGCTACGGCTGTCTTTCCTGCAGCAGTTGAAAGGTCCGCTACGGTTTTGCCTTTTACGCTATAGGTGTGCGCTCCCGAACCGACTAATTTTACATTTGCATCTTCGGATAAAGTAATCGGTGTTTGTCCGAGCAAAACATTCTCACTTGCTGAACCGCCGGCGATTGTAATATCAACCGCTTCCGAGCCATCGTAAGTCTTGCCGTTGATGGTAAGGGCATTAGGATTTTTCAAAGCGGTCGGGATATCTTCTTCCTCTGCGACCTTTTTACCGTTGCTGTACAGGCAGTTATCGGTACCGATGTAACAGTTTGTATTGGTATAGGTCGTTACACCGCTTGAATTTTGCGAAGTGCCGCCCACCAAAAACATCTTTGTTCCGACTTTGTTGGAAGTACCTGCGGAGGTTTTTGTATTAGCATCATAATCCGCCGTAAGCCAAACACCGCCGCTATAGGTGAGCATAACTATCGAACCTGCAGGGTAAGTGGTAGTAACAGCCGTCGATGCGTTTCTTTTTACTGCACACGCACCTAAACCGTTGATATTAAGTGTACTGCCGCCCGAAACACCTGCCACGTTGAGCTTAAAAAGAATGGTAAGCCCGTCGTAATACTCGGTAATATCTTCGCAAGTACCTGTCCAAACTCCTGCCGTATCACCGTTGCCGACAATATAATAAATGCTCTCGCCCTTTTTCGCTTTTGCATCTATCATAGCGTTTACCGACGTTGTCATATCAACAGCCTTTGAGCCGTCATAGGCTGTACCGTTTATGGTGAGAGCGTTTGGATTAGGCAAAGATGTGGGGATATCTTCTGCACCGGCAAGTTGAAACGCACTAAATGCCCATGTGTTAGGTGTTAAACCGCCGCTAAGCTGAGCGCAGAACTTAACGCCCGCCGTTTCAAAAACAATGCTGGCGACCATCCCATTAAGAGCTTGCGAATATACGAAGCTGTTAAAAAGCATCTCGCCGTATGTTGCATCTGTATGGATGATAGCGAAATCCTTTCCTTCCAGCATCAGCCTGAAAACTTCTGTGGGCGTAATTTCCGATGTAGCTTTAATCGTGGGAACGGGAATATCTGCCATTGTAGCGCCGTCTGAATACGTACCAAGCCACATATCGTTTTCACCGTTATTCATTCCGATAATCATATACCGCTTGGCGACATTTAATGAATTTGCAACTTCAAACACAACTAAACCGTCTAAGCAAGAGACCATTACACCGCCGAAAGCATCTCCCGTTGGGTCTAAACAAGCATACACGGGTACACCGTTCTCGAAAGCCTCAATGCATTCAGAAACAGATTTATTTGCGCTAAACACTAATAATCCTGTTTCATCATCGGTTATACCCGTGCTTGTAAGCTCCACTTGCAACGAATCGACTGCAAGCTTCTTTGCAAACTCCGCTTCCGTTCCCGTATAGCCGCCGTCCTGTGCATAGGCGTATGCAGTTTTTCCATCATTTCCATCTTCACCACTATCACCCTTGTCGCCTTTGCTACCGTCTTTGCCCTTGATATTGACGGGCAAAGGGTTGTCGAGCCCCTTGTCGTTCGTCCATGATATTACGCCGTCTTCAGAAACGGACGGATAAAACGTAGCTCCGTCTTCGGGGGCTTTTGCATATAAACCGCCGAGGTTTGCGGAAAGAGAGCTATCGCTCGTCAGCTTTGCTTTAAGCTCGTACATTACAAAACCTCCTTTGATGCGCTCATGCTTACATCAAACACGCCAAGCTTACCTCCGATAACTTCGCCTGTTTTAAGCTTTATTCGTATTTGTGCAGGGGAAGGGGGTAAACCAAAAGAAAAGCTTTCCTGCTGTGTTATGGGAAAAAGAAATTTGCCGTTTTCGCCGTCGTATGTAATTTCGTTTGGATATTGCTTTGCAAGTCCGCCTAAAACGATCTCCGCTTTTTCAACCATAGCTATGTCGATCGGTGCGTCGTTCAGCGTCACGTCAATTCCGATGCTGTAAGCATCACCTTGCATTATTTGCATAAATCTTCTCCTTTCTTATTGAAGGATAACACCTGCCAGCGCAACGATAAGCCCTACGAGCACCGTTGAAACAATACCCATAAACCACGTTTGTATTCGCAACAAGCTGGCGTTTTGAGCTGTAAGCCGTTCGATATTGGCAAACATCTGTCCGTTTGTTTTTTCCTGCTTTAGTAGCTGTTCGTCAAATTCTTTGCGTGTTATGTACTCGCGTGTCGGCTGTTCATTCATGTGTTACCTCCTGTGTTGCAGTAAACATTCACTGCCTTTTTTGATTCTCCGTTTACGTTGAGATAGATGGCTTTTACCTTTTTCGCGTTGCCGTCAATGTTAACGTATGCGGAGATTTTTTCTTCCCCCATATAAACGTACCAATATCCGCCTTGTGCATTGTTTTGCGGATACGCATCGGCATTTTCCGCTGTAACAAACTCAATAAACTCGCCGCAAATATTTTTTACGCCCTTTGTAAAACTGTAAATATTGATTCGCGGCGGTATGGAATGGGTGATGTCTTTTCCGACGTGCTTTGTAATAAGCGTGCCGTCATTGGATATGGTAAATACTGTAGCCGTAGGTGAAAATACTGATATGGATGCGGTAAGTACGCCCTTATACTTGCCGTTTGTGAAATTATAGCTTCCGTAGCCGTCAAGGGATGAGTCAGAAGAAATATAAGAGCCTGATGTGGGAGATAGGGGGAAATCACCTTCGGCTGTCGCTACGGAATATTTTGCCCATTTGTAAGCCATGGTACCACCTCACTGCTGTTCGTAAACGATGAAAATATCGCCGTTTGACCATTGGGTTGAAGCTGTGGGAGCTGATGTGCCGAATAAAATATTGCGAAGCTTTTTTACACCGTAATCAGTTCCGGCGGCTGTGGTGGGAGCGCCCTTGAAGCAGGGCGAAGTCAAGGGCGCGGAATGCTCACTTACACGGAAACAGCTTCCGTCATACATAAATTTATACCATGTGTCGGCATTCATAAGGGATGCGGCGGGGGGAGTGCTGTCATGACGCAAAATGGATATTGCGCCAAGTCCGTCAAGATTGAGCAGGGGAGCGGCAGGGCTTGCAGCAGGCATTTTTATATAAATACGTAGTCCGTCAAAAAGCTTGAGAACAGGCACCTCGCTTTTTGCAATCAGCGTGTTGCCGCTCCAAACGGCTGAGGCGAGCTTGTCGCAAGCTGTATCCTGAACTGCAAAATTGTGATTAAAGTCGTCGATATTGTAAAAATCGTTGCTTTCGGGGCATTTAATGCCGCGTCTTTCGGTTGTTTTCATACTGTCTCCTTTACTAAAGTTTTTGTTTGCTCGTGGCTTCCCAAGGCAAGCAGAGCGTGAGTTGCTTCGGAAAGAAAGCTGTGCGTTGCAAACATGGGCATTATATCGAGTTGTATATTGGCAGGTATCATCAAACGGCAACGGCGAGCTATATCGTCGAAGGCTGAAAGCTTTGAAAGAGCGATACGGATGTAAAGCTGAAGCTTGTGGCGAGAAAACTCGACGGTGTATCCGTCTTTTCCGCAAACGCTGTCCAGCCATGCGATGAACGCGCCGTAGCTGTATGGCGGCTTGTCAGAGAAAATTGCCGTAAGGCGCAATCGACGGCTTTCGATGGAAGACAATAAAGGCAAGCCAAGCATATTTTCGTATCGTGTAAGAGCCTGAGGTGAGGCGGTTGAGATAAACTGACTTTCCAAAAGCTCGTTTTGAGCATGATAAAGCTTTTCCGTTTGCGCATCGCAAGCGAAGGCGATATTGCAAAACTCAGGAATCTGAGAAAAAAGATCGGGAAGATAATCCAAATATTTTTTCATTTTTTACCCTCCCGCTGAAACTGTAAAAACGCTTAAAAACGGCACCTGATGCGCATCTAAAAGGATATTTGATGAAGAGGAATTTATGGCGGCGGAAATATCAAGAACGCCGTCTACGCTCAAAAGAGCGTGTTCAAGCTGTGATACTCTTACGACTGTCTGCTCGTCGGAAGACCAGTCTTGACGAAGCTTTAAGATATATTGCTCGGCGGCGATTTTTAAAAGCGGTGTGAGCGTGTTAACGTCATATCCGCTTTGCATCGTAGCGGCAATGGCGATATTAAGAGGAAATTCCGAAGCTGCCGCTATGGTCACCGTGTGTCCAATGGGCGCAAAGCCGCGACCTGTGCCTTGCGAATCTGCGGGATCGCAAAGCTCCTGAATGGTAGAGATGAGCGTATCGTCGGGAATGGAAAGATCGGATGCAAGACATACAGCCTTGACCGTGCCTCCGCCGTTCCAAGCAGGAAATACTTTTACTGCACCAACGCCGTCGATGGCTGAAATTCGCTGAACGTAGTCGGAAATATTACCGCCGAAGGAAAAGCTGTCAAAGGAAGCAAAATATCTTTCACGCAAGGCGTCGTCGCTTTCCGCGTTACGCGCCGAAACTAAAAGGCTTGTTATCCTTGCCCGTGCAAGCGACGGAATATCGTCGATGGGAGTAAGCTGTGCCGATGCAATATTGCCGTCGGTACCCTTTTGCTCGCATACCATGCGGTATGAACCATCGTCAAAAGCTGTGTCCGCGACATATGTAAGTGAATTTACGCGGAAGCGTGTGCCGAGGGGGATAGCCATAGCTTTTCCGTAGATGTCTGTAAATTCACCCTTGCAAACGGCGCTTGTTGCGGGAATACGGTGTATACCGCGTTCAGCGCATCGGCGCTGAAGATCGTCGCCCGTTGCTGTGTCAGCGAAGCATCGGCGCAGAGTAAGCTCAAGATTGATATATGCCGTCGCGAGGGAAGCGGCAGCAGGGGCGAGAGCGTTATATATGATGCTGCCCTCGCGCTTATCAAGGGCGTCGGGAATGAGAGAAAGCATATCGCTTAAAATGTGCTCAAAATCTGTTTGTGACATAAAAAATCCTTTCTATAACCGTTATATGGTGTCGCCGTATGAGAGAACACCGAAAATTGATTTGACCGTAAAGGCAACGAGGATTCGATCTGACTCGTAAGAGAATGAAAAACCTTCCACGGAGGTTATTCTGTCGTCGGTGAGCAAAGCTTCCTTTATAAGCCTTTTCGCTTCGCTTTCAAAAACTGCGCCTTTCAAGCCATAAAGCTTTGAAAACTCATTTCCGTAATTGTGCGAATAGATTGGATAAGCGTAGCGGCGCGTTGCAAAGACAAGACGTATTGCTTGCTCCAATGCGTCGATGCCGTCAATGTATTCGTCCATTTTATCGGGAGAGGCGAGCTTGTAGGTGTAGCTTGAAGACGGTGGAACTGTCGTGAGTGAAGCCGTTCTGACAGGTAACAAAAAATCATTCCTTTCCTTTTATTCTATCTAAAATGACGTATGTGCCGCCGCCGTGACATCTCAGTACAATAACGAGATCATCCGATGAAAGCGGCTTTGATAAGGTGACAATTTGTGATATTTCGTCTTCCTTTGAAGCTGTATGACTATGGGATAGCATTTCTGTGTCGAGGCAAACGCGGGAAGAGAGCAAAAGGTTGTCCTCGGATATAAGAGCTTTGCTGTCTATCATAACAGTCAAAGGGGCTGTATCTATAACCTTGCCGATAAAAACGTCTGTCAGCTTTTCAGAAGCTACGGCGTCGCGCGCGGCTTGTTTTATAAGCTCAATAAGCTCCATTGGTTGCTCCTTTCAATCGTAGTATGCTTACCTTTTCGTTTTCATCTATTCGATGCACAAGGCTGTCTACCGCATACGTTCCGTAAAGGGAAGGCTTTTTTACAGAAAGCGTTATCTGCATGCCTGCCCGAAGCCCTGCTAAAAAGCGGCATTCCAAATCTGCAGTAAAGGCCGGAGTTGATTTTTGAGCTAAAAGCGAATGGGCAAGCTCTTTTAGCTCAAATGTGCTTTTGCCTGATACAGAGCGGGAATATTTCAAATATCCCAAAGCGTGTATGCTGTCCTCGTCCTTTGCTGTGTAGCTGTACCTATAGCCGCCTTTACCTGCGCTCGTCAGTTTAATGACGTTTGCGCAGCCTTCTGCGGACAGCTTCGTTTCATATGCGCAGATCACGTTTTCGTCGCTGATAGGCTTGCTGTAAAAATAGCTTCGACGGTCGATCAGCGACACCTTACAATCGTCGCTCAAAAGCATATATGATCGGGCAGTATTTGCTTTCGTTTCAGCTAAAGCAAATGAAATAATATTCATAAGGCTTTGCTCGTCGAAATCGATGAGCGGTATGACGTGGGCAGTTTCGGCGATATCGGCAGTTGGCAGCATGAAATCGTTGGCAATGCGCCTGACAAGGGAGGAGGCAGTGGCCTGCGAGATAAAATACGAGCCCGTGCACTGAAGATAACGCAGACAGTCGTAAGCTAAAACTGTAAGTCGGTTTTCGCTGTCAATTCCGTGCTCGAAAATAAAACCGCTGAAAATAAGCGTGTCGCTTTCCCGAATGCGAAGCTTGTCGCCGCATTTGCAGGAAATATCGGAAGCATAAAAAACTGCGTTTGCGTATGATGCGGCACCGCATTTTTCCGTCACGGTAATGGAAATGGGATGTAATTTTACGACGCGATCCCGTGTTATAAGCTCTGCTGTTATCATGGGATAGCAAGCACCGTCCCTTCAGGTATAAAAACGCTGTTATTGATAATGTGCCCGTTTGCCAAATAAACATCCTGCCAGCTATCCGTACCGTAAACGGAGCGAGCAACGCTGAAAAGGTCATCGTTTGATGAAGCCGTATATTGCGACGGCGTGTCTCGGAAGGCGCGGTGACCTTCCGCGGTGCTATCCCTCAGCTCCGAAAGAGAAAGTGTAAGGAAAATATCGTTCGGATATCCGCCGTGCTCGCTTATTTCGTATTCAGAGATAGCGACGGGGAGGTTGATCTCTTTTTCAGGTGAGCAGTACACAAAGCGCAGGGGAGACTTTGCGTAAAGCCAAGTGGAAAGTGCATTGAGCCATGTGGCAGATGATACGAAATCACTTTCATTACAGCTACATATTCTACTATATAACTGTGGGATATGTACTGAAAAGCGTATTGTTTTAAGCTTTTCGTTCGATATTTCTGCAATATCTCCAAAAGAAATGATGCGATTGTTTAGTGTGTGAGATCCGCCGTAAATGTGCAGGGAAGATGGATTTACGGGAAATCTTAAGGGTGTATCGCCTTCGCAAAAAAGGTAAACGCAGGTTTTATCAAATGTCATAAATACCTCCGCTGTGGGAAGAAAGCTGCTGCTTCAAACAGCTTTCAACAACTTGTACAATATTGTTTTTGTTGAGAGCTGAAAAAAAGTTTGAAGGCTTTTTGTCCAAACGGAAAAATCGGGCAGTGCTTTCGTCGGACTTGCCTTCGTCAGGCTTTTTAGGAAGCGAATATATGCTTGCATCAAATGCTTGGACGCTGTGATGCCCCAAGGCGTCAAAATGCTGATAAAAGCCTTGAGAATCCGAGGGAAATGCATCTTTGTAATAAGTCGGTGCAAGCTCGGAGCTGTCGCTTATTTCAAAAATACTTATCAAGGTGTTTATCAAAGCATTTATGCCGATAAAATGCTGTTCAAATGTCATAAAAATCTCCTATCTTGATTGCCGAAGCTTGTATTTTATTGTTCTGACTCAAGCTGTATAGCGGCTATCACAAATGCTTTTTCATTGCGGGGCAGGGCTATGAATTGTGACGGCAGGATGTGAAACCGACGAAGCGCATGAAAAGCATAAACGGCGCTGTAATCTCCGTCGGTTATGATTTTTTTGCTTCCGAAGCAAGCTTGCTGTAGCTCTCGTCAAAGCCGTTGATCCGCTTTACCGCCGATAAAAGCTGCGCATACTCTCCGGGAAGGAGCATCGCTTCCAAAAGAGAAGCTTCACCGCGTACGCCGTATGCGCTTTGCAGGGAGGCGCTTTTCAGATCGGGGTAAAGGGTGCATGAGCTTGCAAGGCGAAGCAGATATAAATCGTAATCTACACCGACACCGTTTGAATTGCAGGGAACGGTGCGGCGAAGCTCACGATTTTCTGCCTCGCTGATACGGCGTATGCGCCATTTTACAGGCTCGCCGTTTTCGCAAAAACGATCTGAGATAACGATATCTTCCGTAAGCTCCAGTTTGTCCTTTGCTAAAAAAGCATTAAGCTTGTCCAT